TCTAAAATGGCATGGATTTTCTCATATTGTTCCATCGTGAATATAGCGGGATGATGATTTTCAACCATGACCCATTCGCTTTCGTCGTTTATTGTTCTGTGTTCCGTTCCTTTATACCGATTATACCGATATATGCCCGCATAAAACGGCGATGAAAGTATGAACCATACCGCACGCGCAGAAAAATCCATACCCGCCCGCGTTTTATATCCGTTGGAACATACCAAACGCGCTGTATGAATCAATGATTTGTTCTTGATGTAATCATCCGCGATCATACGACAAACAATCGCTTCATCTTCTCGAATCGTGAACACGCCATCTTTATAATCATAACCAAACGGCACGCGCCCACCGTTCCATTGACCTTGATTTGCTCGACTGATCATTGTCGCGGTCACTCGCTCGGCGGTCATGTTGCGTTCCAATTCGGCAAAAACAAGGATGATTTTCAACATCGCTTCGCCCATAGCGGTTGATGTATCGAATTTCTCATTTTTAGAAACGAACACGACCTTCAATCGTTTGAGTTCGGAATACATTTCAGAAAAATCGAGCAGATTTCGTGATATTCGGTCGATTTTCCAAACGAGCAAATGGCTGAATTCCCGTTGTTTGATGCGCGACATCATTTCTTGAAAAGCGGGGCGGTCGGTATTTTTGCCCGAATAACCCGCGTCTTCAAATATGACATAATCCGAAATGCCGAGAATCAACTCGGAATATGCCGTCAAATCTTTACGTTGCATCGGCAACGAATCTTTATCTACTTGATACGCTGTAGAAACGCGGATATAGATTGCGACCTTTTGCCGCGTTTCCATATCCGCGCTTATTTCATTTCCGTTCATGTGCTTAATTCAATAGTCCTTCCATGCTTAACATTGGAACATATTTGTTCAAAACAGCCCATACGACGCGGCGATCATCCGATGACGCGTATGTGTAACATGTTTTTAAACGTTCAAATTCCAATTCACGATCATCCATTTGATGTTGTTTTTCGCTCAAATCAGCAATCAATTCTTCATGAGTCATAGTTTGGTTTCCTTTCTAAATTGAAAATAAGCAAACGTGATTATGATATTTTTTCCCCTATTGCGTCGTATTTTTCGGGAACGACGGCATGCGTTTTAAGGAATTCCTTACAAATGTCTTGCTTGTCGGATGGAATACATGCGACGATTCCGAGCCATTCGCGCTGATTTTCATCGATCATTGCCGATTTCGCTTTGCCGATGCCGTAACATAACTCATCCAATGACACGTCCAAATACTCGGCGATGTCCATCACGATATCCAAGCGCGGGAATGCTCCTGCTTTCCATGCGCCGACACTACCATCTGATTTGTTGATTGCCTTTAAAACGCTTGTGAGCGTCGTGTGTTTGAACTTACATGCCGCTCTGAATTGATCATAAATACCCGCCCGTTCTTGCTTTTTCATTTTGTAACACCTCCAATCCGCGTATTCAAAACGCTTCTCAAAACCATGCGAATTATTTTTGACAAACTCAACTAAATGATGTAGAATGAGTTACGACTCAAAATAATGCGCAAAAACACATATAAAATTGCGTAACGTGTATTTTACCGCATAATTTTGAAATTGTAAAGGAAAGGAGGAAACCGTGCTTATGAAGTACAAACAGTACAAATTGTCCGATTGGTGCAAGCGTGCCAAATGTGCAATGATCAACGGCGACATTTCAGTTTCTGAACTGATGGAAAAAACGGGATATTGTCAGCAACACATCACATCCGTTTTGAACGGTCGACTGATATCCGAACCCGCGATCAACGCCATTTCCGATGTACTCGGAATAAGCAACGAACACGATTGAACATGAACACGAATATTCCAAACGATCAAAACAGCACATTGAAAGAACGACTTGAAAAGATTATGCGCGACGAATTCGGCATCACGACCGTCGATCAGTTGAACGCCGCATATGACAACATCGATTTTTCCATCTATGGAATATTCACCACGAAAGGAGAACACAAAAATGGCAACAAACGCTTTACAAGAAATCAAACGCTCGCTAAATGCGATTGAAATCAAAGGACGTTTCAACGAAATTCTCGGAGCAAAGGCTCCTCAATTCATGGCATCGATCACGAACGCGGTGGCGAATTCAACATATCTTCAGAATTGTGAGCCGCAGTCGATCATGTCGGCGGCATTCATCGCCGCATCACTCGATTTACCGATTGACCCGAATCTCGGACGCGCGTGGATTATCCCGTACGGTTCAAAAGCACAATTCCAAATCGGGTACAAAGGTTTTGTAGAACTCGCCATCAGAACAGGAAAATACCGCGACATGAACGCCGTTGAGGTTTACGCGGATGAAATCCTTGAATATAACCCGATTCTCGGCAAATTGCGTTTCGTGGATGATTTTTCGAAATGCACGCAACGCGAAAAAGGCGAAACAGACAAAATCGTCGGGTATTATGCGTACTACGAATTGTTGACGGGATTCAGCAAAGGTTTGTATATGACTAAAGCGCAGGTGATCAACCACGCGAACCGTTATTCGATGGCGTACAAAAAGAAAAAGCAGGATAGTCCGTGGTATACCAATTTCGACGATATGGCAAAAAAGACCGTGTTGAAGTTGTTGCTGTCCAAATGGGCGATGTTATCGATCGAAATGCAGAAAGCGATCACCGAAGATCAAAAAGTATTCGACATGTACGGGAACGGCGAATACGCCGACAACATGATCGAAACAACGGCGACCGATGAACTCGCTGAACAGGTTGTCGAGGAAATCGTTGAACAGGTCAAAGACGAACCCGCGCCCGAAAAGAAAACGCGATCAAAGAAAAAGAATGATGAGGGCATGAATCCGCCCGAACAACCCGAACAAGTAGATTTTATGCAGTTCGATGCTCAATTCAACGACGAAGTGCCGTTCAAATAATACAGAAAGGAAAACACAAAAATGGAAAAATTCGAAGTGATTGTTCAACAAGAAGTCGGCGCGATCAGTTGGAATTTCGATCAACTCAAAACCGCGCTCGCTGAAAAACTGTCCGAGTATGAATCGATGATTTATACGGACGAAACCGTGCCAACGGCAAAGGCTGATGTTGCCGAACTCCGCAAATTGAAAAAAGCGGTTGCCGACAAAAGGATCGAAATCAAGAAAAAATGCCTTGAACCGTATGACATCATTGAAAAGCAGGCGAACGAATTGACCGCGTTATTGGACGCGCCCATCAATAAAATCGCCGCGCAATTGGATGAATACGAAACAAAACGCCGTCAAGCGATCAAAGAAAAGATCACCGAGTACATGACGACCCGATTCATGAATCTGCCCGACGACATCGCCGCGAAACTCAAAATCAAAACGTATGATTCGAAATGGGAAAACGCTACGGCAACTCAAAAGGCATGGAAACAGGCGATTGATGATGCCGCATCGAAAACGGCAGATGAATTGAAACTGATCGACGACCTTGAAGATGAACTCAAAGATGCCGCGTTGAAAGCATACGCGATTGATTTGTCGATCACCGACGCAATGACGAAAGCGAACGAATTTCGTCAAATATTCGCGAAAGAACGCGAAAAAATCGCAGAACAGGAACGCGTAAAGGCTGAAATCGAAGCACGCGCACAAATCGAAGCCGAACAACGCAAAGCGCAGACATATGCGCCAAACGAACAGGAACACGTCAAAACCGCGCCCGATGATATTGAGGCAAGGAATGTTAAGGTAACGCATAAAAATGCGGGAAATGCGTCAAATTTTGCGTTTAGTGATGATACTACGCAAATATACACGCTCCGCATTAAAGCAACCGACGCCCAAATCGCGAAAATCAAAGGATATATCGAATATTGCGGCGCTGTATATCGTGAAGCATGAAAACGGAAGGAGTAAATGATCATGAACAAAATTGAACTTACCGATGCGAATTATTATTCGCATGAAGCGGACGAACAGTATATGTCCGTAACACAGTACAAGAATTTCGCGGGTTGTATCGGGTTAAGGGGATGTCAATCACGCGCTATGGCGATTTTACGAAACGAATGGACGCCGAAAGTCACGAACGCGATGCTGATCGGTTCATATGTCGACGCGTATTATGAAGGCACGCTCGACAAATTCAAAAGCGAACATCCCGAAATATTCACGCAAAAAGGAACGCTCAAAGCGGAATTCGCCCATGCTGACAAAATCATCGAACGCGCAAAACGCGACACGATGTTCGAAGGATTTATGGCAGGCGAAAAACAAACGATCATGACGGGAAAGTTATTCGGCGCAGATTGGAAAATCAAAATCGATTCGTATGTGCCGAACAAATTCATTTGCGACCTTAAAGTCATGCAACAAATATTTGAAGATGATAGGAACGACCCGAAGGAAATGTGGGTACGTGATCGTGGTTATGTCGATTGGATTCATTATTGGGGTTATGACATCCAAGGAGCGGTATATCAAGAAATCGTTTATCAGAACACGGGAAAACGTCTGCCGTTCTTTATCGCCGCGCTCGACAAACAAAAAGAACGCGAAACGGGTTTGGCGATATTTCACATTGATGATCAATGCTTGCGCGATGCACTCGCCGAAGTTGAATCGAACATGCCACGCATACTCGACATCAAAGCAGGATTGTCCGAGCCGTCGCGATGCGAATTATGTGATTATTGCCGAAGCACAAAAGTGTTGACCGAAGTGATCGACATACACGCATACGTTGAAAGGAAAAAGGACGACAATGGCAGATAGTTTTGTATTTTATAGATCATTTTACAAAGCATTATCGCATTTGGATGCGCCTGCATATAAAGAAACGATGGAAGCAATTTGTAATTATGCGCTCGACGGAGTGATTCCGAATTGTGCAGGCGTATCGGCAATGGCATTTGAACTGATCAAACCGCAAATCGATGCAAATGTTAGGCGACGGGAAAACGGGAAAAAGGGTGGTAGACCGATAAAAGAAAAACCTAACTATAACCTAAACGAAACCAAACAAAAACCTAACCATAACCTAAACATAACCGAACCCGAACCTAATGTAAATGTAAATGTTAATGTAAATGATAATGCTAATGTTAATGATAATGTAAATGTAAATGCTAATGATAATAATAATATTATCAATAAAGGCAAATCAAAAAAACAAACCGTCGAACGCGATGTCTATTTTCCGAATGACGAACGTCTTGATCAAGCATTTAAAAATTTCGTTGAACACAGGAAACGCATCAAAAAACCGTTGTCGACAGAACACGCGATGGAATTGGCGATCAATAAAGTGATCACACTCGCAACCGAAAACGGTGTCATGAACAACGATTTGGCGATTCAAATCATTGATCAGTCCATATTTGAGGGATGGCAAGGATTGTTCGAATTAAAGGAAAACTACAAACAAAAGAAGCAATCGGTATTTGACAAATGGGAGAATGCATAATGACAAGGGATGAATGTAAAAAAATCTTAATGATCATTGACGCGACGTTCCCGAATTTTAAGGTCAACAACGCGTCAGAAACACTCGATGCTTGGTATTTTATGTTGAAAGATTTTGATTATACGGCAATAGCGAACGGTTTACGCGTATTTGTAGCGACATCGGGTAGCGCATTTGCTCCGAGCGTGTCTGAATTGATCGAATCGGCACGCGAACCCGCAATGTTGAACGAAAACGATGCCGTTTCAGCATGGAATCAAGTACGGAAAGCAATCAAAGACAGTTATTATCACGCCGAAGAACATTTCGCCGAATTCGACGAAACGACGAAACAGGTTGTCGGCAATCCATCACAATTGAGATCATGGGGTCAAATGGAATCAACCGAAGTGGATTCGGTCGTATGGAGCAATTTCAAGCGATCATACGAAATAGTACAAACGCGCAACATGAAAAAACAAGTCATTCAGAACAGTTTGGGAATGAATGATCAAGCATTATTGGAAAGCGTGAAGTGATGGCATATTTCAGATATTACGGTAAAAACAAATATGGCAATCGGAAAACGGTCGTCGACAACATAACGTTTGACAGCCGACATGAAGCGAATCGGTACATCGAATTGAAATTTCAGCAAAATGCGGGAATTATTCACGACCTCACGCTTCAAAAAAAATACGTGTTGATTGAAGCACAATATGAATCGTCGGATGAAGTGTATCAAAAAGGCGCGAACAAAGGAAAACCCAAACGCGGCGCATTGATCGAACGAGAAGTCGCTTATTATGCCGATTTTGATTATTACACCGCCGACGGCGAACATGTTGTCGAAGATGCCAAAGGATTGAAAACAAAGGAATATGTGATCAAACGCAAATTGATGTTAAAAATACATGGCATCAGAATTCACGAAATATTCTGAAAGGAGAAAAAATGTGGATTTTGTATAGCGTCGTTTTGTATGGTATCGGCGTGCTGATCGGGTACGCGTGGGCAAAAAGCAATAAATGATGATTAGACCGCCCGTTGTAACTATAAACGCAAATATATTGTGTCAGCAAACATACCTTAACTCACGGGCGGTCTTTTCATAAATGGATGCGGAAATGACAGAAGATAGAGCATATACCATACTAACGGCATTGCGGAACATTAAGCTGTCAATATCGGACGAGATGAACGAACAACTGAAGCCGTGGTTTGATGACATTGAAAAGGCAATAGAGGATGAACAGAGGGAGAACGGATGACAAGAGAATACCGAGAGTATGCAAAAAGCAGAATAGAATATTTGCTTAAAATAAGCAGACTAGACGAACGTGACAAGGAAGCACTTGAAGCGGCAATAGAGGCACTATCGCAAGAGCCGACAGTAACATCGACAGACGAACCTATGACGATGGTATATCCAACTATTGTTTGTGATGATGCGGTAAGCCGTGATGCGGTACTAGACATAATATGCCGTGAAACAGAATGGTATGACATTAGAACGCAGATAGAACAGTTACCATCCGTCACGCAGAAGTCGGGGAAGTGGATTCCTGTTAGTGAGAGGTTGCCCGAAGAAGCGTTTGGTTGTCTTGTCACTGTACTTGATACCGATTTGAGAACACAAGACGAGTTTGAGAACATATTGCCTTATTTTGTGGGATATGACGGAGAAACATGGAACAATTTTTGCGGAGAGCCAATACCCTTTGAAGTTATCGCATGGATGCCGTTACCAGAGCCGTATAAGGCAGAAAGTGAGGAATAAATATGGCAGATATAGAGTTAGTAATTAAGATAGACGAAGAAACATATAAAAAGTGTAAATGGAAAAATAACGGAGTAGTTGGATTGGAAAGGTGGGAAAGAGCAATAGCAAACGGCACAGTATTACCCAAGCATGGGCGGTTATGTGATCTTGATGCGGCTTTAAAATGTGTGGATGACGATAGTATGGAAGATTGTGATGCAAAGTGGCAGGCAATAAGGCTGTTTGATTGGGCAATGAGTAAACGTGTTGTACTTGATGCATGGGGGAATAAGGAATGAAACTGATAATTGATATACCAAAAGAAGTATATAAAGACATAATGATACATAACCGAGAGATGCGTGAAAGCGGCAAGTCTGCTTATTACTTTGAGGGGTTGATACAAAACGGCACACCTATACCCGACAATACGACAAATAGTGACATAATGCTGACAATGTTTCCCGATGAAACTGATTTACATACCTTTGCAAGACATAACAAGGTGGCTTGGTGGAACGCACCATATCAGAAAGGAGAACAATAATGCCGACATTTCAAAGTGAGCCGATAGGATATTTAATTATTTCGGATAGGGTAAAGATAAGTGTTTATGAGCCTATGAGTAAGTTTCATAGATTTATGATGAAATTGTGTTTTGGTTGGGTATATGAACCATATCAGAAAGGCGGTAAGTGATGAAATGCAACACCGAATTGTTAGAAAAGGAGTGTGTGATATGAGTCAAGATGTAAATATGATCGTATTATGCGATCACAAAGATTGTCCGTATTGTCATCGTGGCGAGTGCGGGAAAGATGTTCTTTATTGGAACGATGACGAATGTGAAGCACAAGGAGAAAAAACGAATGACGGTTGAAGAACAAATGTTGATAAAAGCATTGTCTAACGAATGTGATCGGTTGCATGGCGCATTGAAACGCATACAGGAAGGAATTCAACGCGAAGCAGATTATTACGACGAAGTGATTGATTCCGACATCGCGAAGGGTCTATATTTGGCAGGCGAAATCATTGATCAATGCGTAAACGATATGCGATCATAAAAGGAAAGCGGCGTGAGCCATGATCAAAACTCACGCCGCAAACACAAAAACGGTGTATTTAATATAGCACATATCAATTCATTTGGCAAATCAAATTTACTCACCATTTTGAATATTTGAATAGACAAACGCAATATAATGCGTTATATTCAAATCATGAATCAATTCAACAGTATTTCAAAAACGGTAGACGGCAACGAAGGCGACAAGTGCAACTATCCCACAAGATTAGATACATACGGATGCGGATGTTCGCACGATTGTAGTTATTGCTATGCGAAATCATTGCTCGATTTTCGCGGGTTATGGGATGCAGAACATCCTTCGGTCGGCGATATAAACACGATAGCGCGGCAGATAAAGAAACTCCCGCGTGATAAAGTTGTTCGTTTGGGCGGCATGACCGATTGTTTTCAACCGATAGAAAAAACCCATCGCATGACATACAAAACGATCATGTTGCTAAATAAGCGAAAAATCCCGTATTTGATCGTTACGAAATCGGCAATAGTCGCTGATGATGAATATATGGCGATCATGGACAAGGATTTGGCACATATTCAGATCACGGTTACGACACTCGACGACGATTTGGCAAAAACGTATGAAAAAGCATCGCCACCGAGCGCACGCGTGCAGGCGATCAGAAAATTGCAGGAAGCGGGTTTTGACGTTCAGTTGAGATTATCTCCGTTTATTCCTCAAAACGTCGATTTTGACGCGTTAAACGCGTTAGGAATACATAAGATTTTGATTGAATTTCTGCGCGTCAATAGTTGGATAAAAAAATGGTTCAAGATTGATTATTCGGAATATACAGTCAATCAAAACGGATATCATCATTTACCGTTACAGCGCAAATTGGAATATATCAAACAAATCACGGGTTTTGAAGAAATGACCGTTTGCGAAGATGAATCAAGCGCATACGACTATTGGCAACGGAATTTCAATCATAACAAAGACGATTGTTGCAATTTAAGGAGATCATGATGGCGGTTAGGAAAAGCAAAAACATCGGTCGAATCGTGAACGGATATTTGATTTTGGACAGCAGAAGAAAAGGACGCGACACGGAATATTTGATCGAATGTCAAAAATGCAATTCCAAATTTTGGAAAAGCAGAGGATTTATCAAAGCAAAAGCAATATGCCCATGTTGTGAAAATGGCAGAAATTACAGAAATGCCAAAGGATATGAACACGAAAGGCTATATGAGCGTTATAGAAATATTTTACGCAGGATATATGACAAAAACAGATATATTGGCGTCACAATTTGCGAAGAATGGGAAAACGATTATTTGGCATTCAGAAGGTGGGCGTTCGCCAATGGGTACGATGATTCGCTAACAATTGACAGAATAGACAACGGTAAAGGTTATGAACCGAGCAATTGTAGGTGGATTTCTTTAAAACAACAGGCAAACAACAGAAAAAGCAATCGTATTATCACATACGAAAACATGACATACACAATATCTGAATTTGCCGATCACATAAAATTGCCATATAACGCGGTGTTGTCAAGGATAAACAACGGTTGGGATATTGAAGACGTTGTAAAAACACCATACAAAAGCAGAAAGAAATGGAGTGAAATGCATGAAAAAAACAACATTAAAGATTGAATATGTACCGATTGACAGCATAGAAACATATGCCAACAATGCGAAGATACATACCGCAGAACAAATTGAACAAATCAAAAAAAGCATTCAAGAATTTAACATGAACGACCCGATTGGTGTATGGAAAAGCACCATTGTTGAAGGTCATGGACGACTTATAGCGTGCAAAGAACTCGGGTACAAAGAAGTGCCAATAATTCGGCTTGATCACCTCACGGATGAACAGCGTCGCGCGTACATGCTCGTTCACAATAAGTTGACTATGAACACCGATTTCAACATCGATATTCTCAACATGGAACTCGACAACATTGAAATCGACATGTCTGATTTCGGGTTTAAACTTGATTTGGGTGATGATAACGACGACGACATCGAGCGAAAGGATTTATCTGATGAATTCTCGCTTGCGATGCGTGTTGTGATCGAGTGCAAAGACGAACTCGAACAGCAATTGATATACAACGAGATGATCGAAAGGGGCTACACATGCAAGATAGAGTAGTTGTTTTCGACATTCAAAAAGAATCGAAAATAGATCCCACGTTTCGAGTTGAAAAGATCAAAAACGATTACGATTTGAAAGTTGATCAGATACAGGAACGGTTTACAGGACAGATAGAACTTCCCGAAACATGGAACATTGGCGTTATAGTCGGGAATTCGGGAACGGGCAAGACAACCATTGCGCGTAAGATATTCGGCGACAAACTCGTTCAAGGGTATGAGTACAAATCAAAATCAGTTATCGACGACATGCCCGAAAGCGCACAAACAAACGACATAGCGAACATGTTCAACGCCGTAGGATTTGCTTCAGTACCGTCATGGTTAAAACCATATGATGTTTTATCCAACGGCGAGAAAATGCGTGTAGATTTGGCGCGTGCATTATTGAGTGATGATTTGATCGTATTTGATGAATTCACGTCCGTGGTTGATCGCCGTGTAGCAGAAACAATGTGTTTGGCAACGAATCGGAGCGTTAAACGTCTGAAAAAACAATTCGTCGCCGTGAGTTGTCATTATGACGTACTCGAATGGCTACAACCCGATTGGTATTTCGATACAAACGAGATGAAGTGTTTTTTTCAGTACCGCCACGATCAAAAAAAGAATTCTTGGTTAAAAGATGCTCCATTGATGCGTGGCGAATATTCAAGAAGTATCACTATTTGAGCGCCGACATCAGCAAAGCGGCACAATGTTACGGATTATATGATGAAGACAAGATTGTTGGGTTTTGCGGCGTGACTCATTTCCCGCATCCGAGCAATCCGAAGATCAAACGCGGACATCGCCTCGTATTATTGCCCGATTATCAAGGAATCGGATTAGGAATGAAGTTTTTCAACATGATCGCGGACATTTACAACGAACAAGGATATGATTTCACGGTCACAAACAGTTCAATCGCGTTGATAAACGGTTTGAGGAAAGATAAACGATGGATAATGATGCGATACGGCAAGAATGTGCCGAGCGGAAAGTCGTTCATGAAGGGATTGTATAAGTCGTCCGAACGAATTACGGCATCGTTTATACGCCCGCGATGGAAAGACGGAAAACGCCCCGAAATTACGAAATGATTTCGAGAATTTTAAGCACAAAATATTGTTTGTCGGGCATCGCGCCCCATTTTTCAACGCCATACCCGACATCGATACTAACCCGAACAGTCAATGTCGGCGATTGACATGAATAGCCGTTACGCAACGCGACAAGGAATTCGCCATTTGCATCTACGGCATGAACGAATCGGGATAGATAGTATTGATTGATTTCGCGGTATTCTTCTTTCTTTTCTCCGCTTGAAATCATATCAAACCACTTTTTTTTGATCGGCAATGTAACCATGATGCCGACAGTATAGCCGAAATGAAACTATTTTTCAATTGAATGAGGTGATCACATGGCACGAACAGGAAGACCCAAGAAGGAATTTGACGTCAAAACGTTCACTGACCTTGTGGGCTTGGGATGCACGCAGGAAGAAATCTGCTGGTTTTTCCGAGATGAAACGGGAAAGTCCGCCAACATCGACACATTGACACGGTGGTGCAAGCGGACGTTTGACATGACTTTTCAAGAGTATGCCAAACAAAACAGTTGCATGGCATTGAAAATCCAATTGCGACGAAATCAATTTGAATTGTCCAAGAAATCTGCCGCGATGGCAATATTCCTTGGTAAGAACTATTTAGGACAGAAAGACGTTATTCAGCAAATTGGCGATGATGCATCGGCTGAAATATTGAACGACATCGCAAACGAGATTAAGAAAGCGAAAGAACATGAAGGACTTAAACAGGCAGGAATCGATCAGATTTCTGATTGAATATCCGTATTTGTTCGGTCATTTGCTCGGGTTTAAGGACTTAACCGCGCTTCATAACGTTTGGATGCAGGAGATGTTGCTCGGCGAAGAAGACGACACGTTGCAGGCACACCGAGGAAGTTATAAGACGACATGCGTTTCGATTGCGTTGTCGCTGATCATGATTCTTTATCCAAACGACAAGACAATGTTCATGAGAAAAACGGATAACGACGTTAAAGAAGTTATCAATCAGTCGAAGAACATTCTGTTGTCGGGCGTAACGCAGGAACTGATCAAGCGCATTTACGGAAAATCGCTTGTACTTACTACATCATCAGCAACGGCAATATCGACCAATTTGATTTACAGCGTCAAAGGTACTTCTCAATTGGTTGGTATCGGTACGAAATCATCCTTGACGGGTAAGCATTTCGATCGAATATTTACGGACGATATTGTCAACGTTGAAGACAGAATATCGAAAGCAGAACGCGAACGTACCAAAATCGTCTATCAAGAATTGCAGAACGTCAAGAACAGGGGCGGACGCATATTCAACACGGGAACTCCGTGGCACAAAGATGATTGCTTCACGCTGATGCCGAACCCGAAGAAATGGGATTGGAAAGCAACAGGACTGATCGGCGAGGAAGAAGCGAACGAGATCAAACGTCACATGACGAACAGTCTATTTGCCGCAAACTATGAGTTAAGGCATATCGCTGAAGATGATGTCATATTCGACAACCCAAAGACGGGAGCAGACCCCGCACTCGTCGAGCAAGGAACGTCGCATACAGATGCGGCATATTGGGGTTCAGATACAACGGCATTTACCATCATAAACAGACACGACGACAAAATCTATGTGTTCGGTAAGGTATGGGAAAAGCACGTTGATAAATGCATGGATCAGATTGAAATGTATCATAATCAGTTCCATTGCGGAAAAATGTATAACGAGTTGAATGCCGACAAAGGTTATTTGGCGAAATTATTCCGTGAGCGCGGCGTCAAAGTCGTTTCGTATTCGGAAACGGAAAACAAATACATCAAGATCACGTCGTATTTGAAGTTTGAGTGGGAGAATGTCGTGTTCGTCGAAGGAACGGACGAAGCGTACATTCAACAGATAACCGATTTCAATGAAAACGCTGATCACGATGATTGTGCTGATTCGTTATCGAGTCTGATTCGATTCGTTGGCAACAAGCGCAAGTCATACGACGGCATTTGGAACAAAGTTTAATCACAAAGGAGGACTTTTAAAATGAATCTGAAACTTTTGGACGTACTTACAGCATTATCCAAGAACAAAGGCGTGAACATCACACTCAAAAACAGCGAGGATGTCGCGCTGATCACTTTCAATGCGGCGGGTTATGCATCAGTTGAATCTGACCTAACACTCCGCAAGGTCGACAGAATCACCATCGATTCAGAAACATCGATCACAATTCTGCTCAATGATGAAAGCGTTGAGGAACCTCAACCCACGCCCGAACCCGACGTTGACCCGTCGACAGAACCGACAGACCCAAGCAATCCGTAATATTGAGAGGGGAGTAAGCGAATGATTACATACAACGATTATTTGGATTTAGATACCAAAGACCCCAAAAAGATTATGCAGTTCGTTTTGTCGGTCATAAATGATCACAAGAATTCTGACCTTTACAAAACGGCTGTCATTGCTACCGAATACGACAAACACAAGAACGTCACGATCACGCAATATCAGAAATTGCTTTATACCGTGACGGGAAAAGCCGTACCCGATAATTATTCGGCGAATTTCAAACTTGCATCGAGGTTTTTCCATCGGTTCGTTGTGCAGGAAAATCAGTATCTTCTTGGAAACGGCGTAACATGGCAGGATGAAAGTACGGAAGAAATACTCGGAGATGATTTCGATTATCAGTTGCAGAAAGCGGGCAAATACGCGCTGATTGGTGCGGTTTCGTTCGGTTTTTTCAATTTAGATCATCTCGAAGTTTTTCCCGTGACCGAATTCGCACCATTATACGACGAGGAGAACGGCGCAATGATGGCAGGCGTTCGTTTTTGGCAATTGGATAACACGAAACCGTTACGCGCGACGTTCTACGAAATAGACGGTTACACGGAATTCATTTGGGATACCCGTAAAAACGCACTAGAACGCGGTAAATGGACGAAAGTAGATGAAGGCAAAGGAATGTTGCCTAAACGATCATACATCCTTAAAACGCGAAATAGTGAAGTCGATGGAACTGAAATATACGACGCGGAAAACTATCCAACATTCCCGATTGTACCGTTATGGGCGAATCCCGAGCATCAATCCGAAATCGTCGGCATGAGAGAACAGATTGACTGTTATGACTTGATCAAATCGGGTTTTGCAAACACCGTGGATGAAGGCTCGATCATTTATTGGCTTATTCAGAACGCAGGCGGTATGGACGACGTTGATTTGGTTCAATTCGTAGAGAGAATCAAGACGATGCACGCGGCATCCGTGGGTAACGACGGACTCGGCGCACATGCTGAACCTCATTCGATTGAACCGCCATATCAGAGCCGCGAATCATTGCTTCAGAAACTGCGGAGCGACCTTTACGACGACGCTATGGCACTTGATACAAAGGAAATTGCTGATGGCGCAGTCACGGCAACGCAGATAGAAGCCGCATATGAACCACTCAATCAGAAAACTGATCAGTATGAATACTGCGTGCTTGATTTCTTGCAGGACATCCTTGAAATTGCGGGCATTTACGATGAAGCGCCGACATTCACTCGGTCGTTGATCGTAAACAAGACAGAAGAAATTCAATGCGTATTGCAGGCGGCATC